GAAAAACAATCATCGGACCATCTTGACCATCTACGGCAACGATAACCGCCTCATCGGTGACAACGATACGTGTCTTTGTTACCTGATAGGCACCTGCGGTGATCGGCGCAGATGAAAGCTCTTGAACCGTATTAACGAGACCAGCCTGGGCAACTCCAACAAAGGCAGGAAACACATCATTCATTATTTTCATTTACCTAACCTTCTTGCCATTGCGCGATATGTAACACCTGCCACCTCGGCAAGTTCGCGAACTGGAACATTTGACTCGTAAAGACGAGTACAGATAATTGTAAGCTCATCGTTGGCAAGTGCTTGTGGAGAATTAGGTGTCATCTTAGAACGATAACGACGAGCCAGCGGAGACAACTGCTCGATACGAGTGCGATCTGCTCCACTAATTCCCGGAGAGACTGGACGTCGTGATACATAACCGCGAGGTCCTGTCTTAAGCTTAGGGGTTGGAATAGGAGAAGATATAGGAGAATGTTCATGATTACGTGCGACCCAAAACTTAACGGTAGATCTACGACGAACAGGATTACACGCGTTACCAATGCTTTGAAGAGACCAACCTGCCTCAAAGAGTTGTCTTACTCGGGTGTAGAACTCCTTATCAAATAAGGTAGAAAGAAGCTCGGCCTCAGACTCCGGTAGTGCCTGCTTACGAGCAGGACGGCGCTTCTCTTCCATAAGGTACACGATAACATGTAGTGTACACTAGCGAACTTTAAAAACACCGCCTGTTCGGTTGTTTGGAAGCTTACGATGCGCAAGTGAGCGCGCGGTGATCTTTCCACCAACGAAACCAGCAGGAGGTTTAATAAGGAGCGCAGTTAATGCGTGGACCAAGGCGTCAACGCGGTCTGGAGACTTACCTTCACCAGGAATCCACGAGATCATCTGGCTTTCAAGATCTGCAAGATAGCCTACGTGGTGAACACGACCTTGTTCATACGCGAGCGTAATTGGTTCTGCGCGTAGAGCCTTGCCGTGCTTGGAATGAACCTCAAGTACCTTAATACTTGGATCAATCGTGTTAATAGCATTGCGAACGAGCGCACCGCCTTGGTTAACCTCAGCAACTACAGGGCAACCCCACTTGCGTGCCATCTGCACAACCTTGTTTGCCCACACGTCAGGAGATCCATGAACAGTTGCGTCCTCGAGTACCCAGGAGTTACGCTTGTACAAATCGCGCTCGCCAGTTGATGCGCAAACAATGATACCGCACTCGTCTCGAGGATTCTCTGCAACCGAAGGGTCAACTGCGACAACGCGCAACGGTGTTCCCATTGGCAACGTAGTTTCTCTTGAACGGTCAATAAGATCTGGTGTCCACAACGCTCCCTCTACGTCCGAGAGCATCTCGCCGTATAGTTCCTGTTGCGCTAATCGCGTTCCTTCATATACACCCTTGATGGCGTCAAGATACGCGGTGGATAGGTTTCCCTGGTTATCCATGGTTGAACCACGGGTAATGATTACCTTTCCAGTTTTTTGTGCCTCAGCCATTAGTTGATAAAGAAGAGGAACTCTCTTTGGAGTAGTTGTAACAACAATCTTAGGATTAGATCCAAGACGGGTACCAACACGAAGGTTATCAAACGCAGTCATACCTGCCGCGTCAGGAGTTTGACGCCAGGCGGCAACCTCGTCACCCCAGGCATGTGTAAATTGCGGACCACGAAGTGAATCCGGCTCATCTGCGGTGAAACATGTAGCCGTGTTTCCGTTAGGCCAGGTTAGTCTTCGCTTTGACGGTTCATATAGCGGGCGCTCGCTTGGAGGCGTCACGTTAATGATTCCGGACTCGCCTTCAACGATAACGTCACGAACGTCAGCAGCAGTACGAGCAACAAGCGCAAAACGTATTTGTCCCTTGTTTGTGTACTTTGCTTCTTCTCGTATCCACTCTGCGGCAGTACGCGTTTTACCTGCACCGCGACCTGCAAGATAAAGCCAGATGTTCCAGTCATCACCTTCAGGGCGTTGTTGTTCAGGACGACCCCAAAACGACCAATCCCACTGTAAGCGCTCAGGATCAAATCCTTGAAGCGCTAACGCCTTTTGCTCTGGAGATAGTTTGGCAATTCTCTCTGCCATTGACTCTGCCATGTGACTACTCTATTCTGGTTTGAAAGCTGTTAGGCGATTCTCTTCTAGGATTGGATTGTACGCTTTTGATGCGCCAGTCTGCGGAGTCTTGTATCCGTAACGAACAAGTCGAAAACGAAGAGCGCCATGAGTAACACCGAGACGCTTTGCAAGACGATACAAGGTTACGCCCTCAACTGTATGAGCGTAGTTGACTAACCACGTGTATTCCTCAGCCTCCTTGCGGTAAGCCTTTCCATACGAGCGCACCTGTTGAGCATATGGTTGAAGCTCAAGTAGACGCTTTAGTGTTTCCTCAGTTGGTTCAATAAACTTAGGTGAAACCTTCTCTGGATACTTCGGTGGCTCAGGAATTGGATAGCCACTTGCGGCGACACGAATTGCCTCACTCATTGGAACTGCGTGTGAGATCTGGCGCACGCGCTCACGGGTGAGTTGACCTACGACACACTTGCCGATAGAGTCAAGACTCCAGCCACGCTCGCGTAGAGCCTTTATGTAGGCGTTACGGTCAGCCTCTGCGGTGATCTGCTCAAACTGTGTATGAACCTCCTGTGGAAGCTCAAGGTTGGTTTTCATGTACTTTGTCATGTAGATATTATAACACGTTATTTTGCGCTTTAGAACCACGGCGGAATACTTATGTACTGAGGGGTAATAAATAGTACATTAAGGCTAATTGCCTTGGGCGTGAGAGAAGGATACGGTATAAGCGAGCGCTGCAGGCAAGTGTCTCGAGCATGTTGTTTGTAGATACTTAAGATTTTTCTTGGAAGAAGAAACAGGCAGGCGCTACTGTTTTGTTAGTGCCTTGGTCCTTCAATGCCTAGGCAAGAACAGGCATGCTATTTTTCTTATGATTTTTAGGCACTTAGGACAGGCAGGTGCCTGTCTATAGTACTTGCGAGTAACTTAGAGTAGTTGTCTAGGTAATTGTCTATGTTACTTGTTAGTAACTTAGGTAGGTGAGCATCAGGCTGGCCTACAACTTCTGTGTAGGAACTAGGAAGCTAGCAGCTAGCAGCTAGCAGAGAGCTAGCAGACGTGTAGTTAGTAGGAAGCAGATAGAAATACCTACAGGCTAGGACAGGCAGGCTAGGTTCCTAACCTACAGGCGACTAGCCTACAGGCTAGGCTTACAGCCAGGGAAAAGCAAAAGGCCTGGCTGTTTGGCCAGGCCTCCTGCTGTTGTTAATGGTTATTCTGGGACAATGACCTTTACGTTTGGGTCGCCCTTGAAGATGCGCTTAAAGGTATCAGCGTCCATAAGACCTGTTACCTCGAGCCTATTATCTCCCTGGAATCCTTTTACAGCTTCCATGGTTAGCTCACCGTACCAGCCATCTCGATCTGAATCAGCCTCACCGTAACCCAGCTCCGTAAGGCGGCGCTGTAGGTGATGGACCGTAAGAGACTTACGTGCATACTTGTTCATATACACACAGGCGTCTAGACGGACCTCGTCCTGATCTCCAGTGCCTACCACGTGGGTAGCCACCGTATCCTCGACCCGTACCTTAGGAGCCTTAGCCTCTGGCTTTGGTTCAGGTTCAGGTTCTGGCTCAGGGGTTGGTTCTGGCTCAGGGGTTGGTTCTGGTGCCTTAGGCTCCTCAGCTATCGGCATAGGTGTATCCTCTACAGGAACACCAGCCGCGTATGGCTGATAGCCATCTTCGTTGATTTCGTTTTCGCTCATGGTTGAAATATATCCTTACTCTGGTAGCTTGACTTTAACAATACCTGGGTACTGATTAAGTCGCTTCAGTGTCGACATACCCGCACCTTCACGATACGCGTTTGGACCAATGCCCCAAGCTCCGAAATCCTTACCACCACCAGTCATCAGATATGCGACCTGCACATTTAGCACAGGGTCAAATAACTGCTCGTTGGCTGTAAGGCCGAACTTCTTGCGACGTTCTGGTCCTAGGTCATATATCATGTTGATTTGGTATATGCCGTATGAGCTATCACCAGTTCGTTTGCTATCATTAAGAGCTAGCGGACGGGCGTTTGATTCCCGCATGGCTATACCCCAAGCAATCCGATGTGCCTCTCCTTCAAAGCCCACAGCTGTTAGAAGCTCTGAGAGTTGACCACCAGTTAGAGGGATCTTGCTGTTCCTATAGGAAGCAAATACCTCGGCCGGAGTACGAACTGTTGCTGTCACCTCAGGTATAACCCTAGGTGTTAGCTCCTTGCTATTTAGTTGTTCTGTCTCGGTAGCTGATGCTACAGAGTCAGTCTTAAATTGCGACGACGCAGTCATTGCGACTGCAATCAGTGTCACCGCGTAAGCTACTGACGTCAATGCCAATTTCTGTTTAGAAATCTGCATGCTAGTTAGCCTCCTTTGTTAGGGGACAGGGACAACCAAGCCCGCAGGCTTGGCGGAATGCGCTAGGCTCATTGAAAGCCCAACGACGATTCATACTCGTGAAGCTGTTTACGAGATTCCTCGTCCTCAACTTCATGCATCGTCGACCACACGCTTCCCAACGTGTAGGCGTATTCCTTTCCTCGGGTAATGGCAACTTGGTTTTTGAAGTTGCTATATCCAAGGAAATCTATGTTGTCGTTCATCCAGCTCTTGACATCTTCCTTTGACGCAACAAGGCGGTAAGGGTAGTCAGCAAGTGGTGTCGACTTAATCTCTACGCTAATCATTGTAGCTAGAGATTCAAGTGATTGACGGTCGCGTGCGCGAACCATCAGGTAATCAGGATTCTCTCTGTGCTGCACAGCAGACACAAATCCAGCCTCAGTAAATATCCACATCAGTCATACGTCCTTTCGTAATGGGACTAATAATAACATCAGTCCCTGTGTAAGCGAAACAAAAAGGGACAGAAATAGAACCTTTTTGCTTCATGTTTGTTTATGAACTAGACGCCTTAGGCGATGTCTAGTTCTACTCCTTCAGGTAGCTCTTGCAGAGCCTCGGCATCAACGATGAATCCCTCGTCTAAGGAGTACATGCTCTTAGCCTTACGTGCCTTGTCACCAGCTACGTAAAGTACCATGTAAGTTGAACCATCGCTGTTCTTGATGGTCAACTTGTAATACTTTGCTGAATCTTCCATAGGATTCATAATACCACCTACCTTCCGAACTTCTTGCGGCATTCAGGTCCAAGTTGTAGATCCCTTGAAACTGGATCTGTCAGCTCAGCTCCACAGCTTCCGCAGCAGCTGTAGTGTTGTCCAAAGATCTTTGCGTACTTGTATGGATCCTTGGCAATAATGTCCATGATAACGATTGAGTCCTGTGAAGGTACCTTATGACGGGTAAATCCACCTACTGAGCCAGTTAGGCGACGCATGTAAAGGTTGTTCATGTATTCCTTTACCTCGATAAAAAGTAGGTCACCAGTTAGTGGTGTATCCTCAAGTGAGATATCAAGTTCGCTTACAGGCACCGCGTACTTAGATTTAGGCGCCTTAGAAAGTGCTTCCTGAAGAAGTGATTTTTTAGCTCCTGGAACCTTTTCTACTCGCTTAGGTTGGCGAAGGAGAATGTCAATCATGCCAGACGCTTGCTTCTTTGTCATCGTTGGAAGCATTGAACGGAAGCTAGTAACTTGAATCGCATCGAGCTCACGCTCGTTGAGTAGTGAATCGATGAAGGCAACCTGCTTTTCGCTAGCTGCGTCCTTCACCATCGGCAATGTCATTTGAGTCATTTGCTACCCCTTTCCTGGGCTGTATAGGATAATTATATCAGGTGCCCAGGAAAGAGGAGCGCGTGAGCTATGCCCTTTGAGCTAGCAATGCCATGGTTATACCTGCCATACCCAAGGAAACCACCTTAGAGAGGCTCTCAGGGGACGAGAAGGCTACTCCTACGGAGAGCACGGCAAATACCACAGCCAATACCGCAGGCCATACCAGCTCTTGAAGCCTGGTAATCCAGTTTGGCATGATTTCCTACTTGACTGGGCGTGTGCGGCCCTTGAGACGGCTTGAGCTGTCTCGAATGGTTGTTCCTGATGCGTCGATGAGCTTGCGAGCCTTACCATAGGTAATTCCCAGTTCCTTAGCTACCTCGACTACTGGCTTGCCCTGGCTGTAGAGCTGGGCTGCCGCTTGTGGTGTTGCTTCTGTCACGTTAGTACCTTTCGTCTGTATTTCGTTTGGTTCGGCTGTTTCCAGCCAGGCTCGGGACTTCCGGTGAAGTTCCTCGGCCTCTTCGAGTAACCGCAGCTGCGGGCTACCCAAAACTATTTGTCCTTTTCAAGCTTAAGAGTCTCAAGGACGGCACGACCTGTGACTGAATCACGGATAAGGAATCCATCATCAGCGTGACAGCTCATGCA